AATTCCAATATAGGAAGTTTTGCTGTTTCCTTTGGAAGTGTAGTTAATTTATATCTCATTAACTGATTTTCATCTACGAATGCTTCTAATAAAGGCATATTTTCAATCACTGCTCCATAATAGTTTGAACCATTTGGGTGTGATGTGTCCCATAGATTGTAATCTACTTCATCATCTGCTAATGCAAATTTAGTAATTCTAAATTCATCTTGCCCTCTTGCCAAAAGTTCACGACCTTTTTTTGTCAAAATTGCGTCTACTGTTATACTTGTGTTGTCTAAAAATCCCATTTATTTTGCTCCTGTGGAAATTATATAACTATTCTTATTCAGTAATAAATATAAGAAAGTCAAATTTTCCATATGTTTTTTATTCTACTTTTAATTTTGCTATATCTGATTCTTGTGTCTTCAATACGGTTGGTGCCACTTCGTTAATTTCTACTGGCTCACCACCATCAATTGTATTATCTCTTGTTAACAATGTTCCTTGAACGAATGCTCTAAACAAGTTAGTTGATTCTGCCATACTGGAAAATTCTGATTTATCAAATGATGAACTATATGATAATGTTGGTCCTATTGATGCGCTGTAAGAACTTGAATAGAAGAATCTTTCTACTTCGTTATTTTCTGAAAGTCTTGAACCTGTAATATTAGGTTGTAATGTTTCGGTAAATATAGTATCCGTTCCACCCAATGTAATACTTGATGTTGCGTATAGTGTTCCATACACACTTCGTTTATCTATTGAATTTAATTTAACTAATGAAGGATTACCTAAGAATCCGGTTGATGAACCTGTATCAAAGAATGCTAAATTAAGTTCTCCATTGTAAGTTGTATACTCTCCATTTGATTCAAAGAAGTTATCATTTGAACCTGTTATATATCTTGTTATTTGTAATCCATCACCGAAATGATTTGCGTTTTCATAATACCTATTTGTAAATCCAACATCCTTACCAACTACTTGTTTTGAACGTTCTAATATATTTGGTTCAACCAATATACCCAAGTCTGCATTTGCTCTCGCTGGAATTAATCCTTTAATGGAATCAAATACACTTGAATCATAAAATTTCAATATTCTTAAATAATCCCAAAAGTTATTTGAGTTTTGGTATCGTTTAAAATAATCCTTTCTTAAATGATGTAAATCTTTATATTGGACTTTACTTTCGTCTCTTGGGTCTCCAATGTAATCATCAAAATTAAAATCTGCAATACTATATGTTATGTCTTCATTGACTACATCAACTGGTGAAAAATAAATTCCTAATTGATTACTATCTATTGGTGCAAAGTCTTGTGATGATTCTTCATTTCGGTCAGATACTGATAATAATCTACTTCCACTTTCATCAGTTGGAATAAATGAATCCTCAATTCTAATCTTAGTTGCGTTTCGTCTTCTTGCACCTACATCAGGCACTCTCATTTTTTCTTGGTCAACAACACTTCTATATGAATTGTCTGCAAAATTATTGATTGCACTACCTGTAATTAATCCCGTAAGAGATTCATATAATTCTTTATTGTGTGCTAAATTGGATGCGGTTAAAGCTGTGTTTGACCCTGTTAAATTTATATTTTCATCTAATGGTAGTCTTAATAATAATTCATCATATGATGAAGAATAAAAATTACCATTGTAAGATTTTGGTGTTCTGACGTGATTGTCAAATACACTTTGTGATAATGGTTCACCCCATAAACGATATTCCATTAATGAACCTGTAAATCTTGCTCCAAATGATGTATTTACTCCACCAAGATATATGAATCCACTTGATGTAACTGCAGCATTTAATCTACTACCCGTTATATTATTTACATCAGTTGCTAAACTTGAAGTGTGTGATTGTAAACTTGCACTATCAGAATATAAAATCTTTTGTCTTGTTGGGTCATATTGTTTTGTTGTTAATTCATAAACACTTTGAGATAATGCATTATCGTGTGTAAATTCATTTCCGTCAGTATCTTTTCTTGTCAACATCACACTCCACATATCATCATTGTAAAGTGGTAATAAAGATGAAGTAATGTATGCGCCTTGGTCAAATCCAGAAGAACTAATTTGGAACTTTAAATATCCATAGTCATCTGTTGAACCATTGTCTTGTAGTGCGATTGCGAAGTCATTATCTTTTTGTAATATTACACTATCTTGTGATTTAGGTGTTCTAAATCTAAATTCTATTGTTGATGGATTTAGTCCATCTGATGTTGCGGTATTACTACCTGTCCAAGGTGTTTTGATATATTGGTCTGATTTGAAATCTAATGCTTTTGTAAACTTTCTTTTGATTTCATAATTAACTCTTGTTCCTTTATCTGGTCCACCATATTCACGAACTCTTAACATTGTACTTGGAATACCATAACAATTTAATAATCCTTTAATCGCTCTTTCTGTTCCTTTTGATTTTAAGAAAAATGGTAGATTTGCTAAAATTCTTTTCCAAATTTTTTCTGTAACTTCTTCTTGTGGTGATTCAAATAAATCTGTTCCGTCTGCATTTTTACCTAACAAATATGTTGGTAATATTAATAAATCATTTCCACTATATAATTCTAATCCAAGAGATTTTGCATATTCTCTTGCTACATCTTTTGATATACCTTCAGAAATTTTATCCACTCGTTTGTTGATATCCGTAAAGGTATTTACATATGTATATATTTCGTCAAATTGTTGTCCAACCATATCCATAAATTCTAAAAATACATTGTTTTCGGTATCCGCATAAATATGTTCTGGTAATGAATTTCTTAATGAGTTCATATTTCTTTGGTCAAACGCAGATGCGCTTGTTATTGTATTGTTATACCAAGATGAAGCGTTAGATACTGTTTCTAATGTATATGGTTTAGATGAGTTTGTCTTCGGCCAAGATGTATCGTGAAATTGTCCGTCTGATGAACTAACATAAGATGAACTTTCAAAATATAAATAATGTTCATATGGGTCAAAGGAATTAATTACTCCTTGTCTTTCTGCTTCTATACTTTGGATTCTTGACAATGAACTTGAAACGTTTATCAAAGAAGCACTATTTGAGTTTAGAGTTTCAATTGATTCTAATTTATTTTTAAAATTAGTAAGTCTTCTTTCTGCATTTGAAAAGTGAACAAAGTTTCCAAAACCTAAATCGTCTGGTTCCAAATTTAAATCTGTTGAAGTTTTTTGATAATCAACATTTGGTTGAACATCTAATAAACTACCTGATGTTAATATTCTTTCAATGTCTCTTGTTGTACTATCATTGGTGCTTGTTAATGAAGTGTGTGTTCCATATTGCGTTCCTTGGAAATTAATCGGATTATCTACTGAATTTAAATTAGGTAGTCTTAAGAATATTCCAGTATCTGGTGTTTCTTGGAAAGGTTCCAATCTAACTCTATCACGATAATTAGGAAGTCTTTTTTCTACAAATGAAAACTTTTCTCCAACATTGACATCACCTGTAAGTGGTTGTTTTGTTTTAATAGTTCTTTGTTTTCCGTCAATACCCAATTTACTATTTGTTACGAGATAATATTGATTTCCAACTTTAGCATATGTTTTGTATCGTTCAATATTATTTTTTACATAATTAACTCTAAATCCTTTAAATTTATTTGATACCTCATCTTCACCTTTATGCTTGTAAAGGTTTACTCCGTCATTATAAGATAACGAAACACGAATACGATTGTTATCTAATACTTCTTCAATCGTTGCTAAATAATCTCTTGGTGTTAATTGAGCTTGAGCAACTTCTGGAATAACAACCTTTTCAATTGCTTTCTTTGTTCCTTTTGTTCCTTTTGTTACTACTTCTGGATTTGGTTTTATAACTCCCTTTTTAACTAAATCATTTTGTAATACTGCGAATCCAGATGGTAAATTACTTACATCACCATTTGGTGCTAACTTTTCAAGTTTTTCTACTTGGTCTTTTACGGTCAATGCTCCACCGACATCTCCTAATCCGTCATTGATTAATTCTTCTTTTGTTTCTTCCGATACATAAAAAACTTCACCTGCCTCATCTGCACCACTTTCAACGTGTTCTGCGAACTCATCTCGTAATGCTTGAATACTTGGTGGTGGGTCTTTCGGGTCAAATCCTGCGTCTTTAATTGGGTCAACAATTATTTCTCCTTTCAATCCAATCTCTTCCAATACTACTCCACCTGGTCCAAGAACTTCTGTTATTCCGTCGGGTCTAATAATTGTATCAGAACCTTTAAATTTAGGACCCGGTGTTCCAACTGCTGGCTTCGGTTCAGATACTTGTGGTCCTACTACTGCGCCTGCGTCATCACTTGGTGCAGTTACTTTTGGTTTACCTGTCCCGACTAATGTTGCTGCTAATCCACCTGGTCTTGTTGGTGAACCTGGACCCGATACTTTTGGTGGGAATACAACATCTACTACTGGCTCTTGTGGTTTCTTTATGAATCCGTTTGGTTTCTGAATATATCCACCCTTTGGCGTAGGAATATCCGTTGATTTTTTAATCTTTGGTCTTGGTGGTGCCACAACTGGTGTTGATGGCTTTGGTTCAGGTATTTGTACCGTCGTCTGAACTGGCCCTGGTGGGTCTTCCTTTGGTGTTTGAAGCGTTATCTCAACTATGTCCTCTATGACATCTTCAATAGGTGGTGGTGATGGAAAGCTTGCTATTGGTGGTCTAATTGGTGCTACTTCTATTGGTGGTGATATTTCATCTCCGCCTGAACCACCTTCTGTAATTATTTCTATATCAACTGGACCTAATGGTAATGGTGTTGGTATTGCTTCTAACAACTCTGTATTTTGTTGGTTATTACCACCTGGTGCTTCACCTGGTCCTGGATTTGACAAATCTCCACTTGATACCAATGTTGGTCCCAATGGTGTAATTGTTGATTGAACTTGTACATCTGGAATTGATGGTGGTATAAAAACTGGTGGCGGTGGTGGTGGTGTCACTACTATTGGTGGTGGTGGTGGCACTACTACTACTGGCGGACTTGGTGGTTTAGGTCTTGTTACGATTGCAGCTGCGATATTTGCTGCAGCATTTCCTGGTGCAGATGTATCTGTTGCTATTGGTGCTGGTGGTGGGGTAGGTCTTACTAATGGTGCTGGTGGTCGTGTTGGTTTACTACTTCCCTTAAGAGAAGTAACTTGATTGTTTCTTATTGACTGCCTTGTTTCATTAGCACCCTCAGAAGAACCACCTCGTGCTCCTCTGTTCGCCATATCTTTATCTATAAATCCTCTATCTGCCATTTTCTATCTTTGTTCGTTAGCTCTTTCTTGTAATGCTCCATCTGCTAATTCTCTTTCATTAGGGTCGGGGTCATTTTTTAATATATCAATTAATTCTTCGTTTGTCAAATCAAGAAAATCTGTTGCTGCTCCACCTTCAAGTTGTTGTTGTAAAGTTCCATTACCTGTGTTTTCGGGAACGACATCACTATTGTTTGTATCTTCTTCGCCTGTAATCTTATACATATTCGGTATAATGATTTGTCCACCTACCATATTTTGTGTAAACCCTCTATCTGTTGGGTCTATGTCAAATTCTAAAATGTGTGGCTTCTTTGAATCAAATTCTATTGAACCCATATTAGCTTTACTAATTGGTGTGTATTCAATCATCTCACCCATTTCAACAAAGTCATTTCTATATTCAGAACCATTTAGATTATTATCTAATTCTAAAATAAATTCTGTTCTATCTGGTGATGTTTCTACTAATGGATATTTATATTCTTTGATAAATACTTCTTCTCTTAATGAAGTATCTTTTTCTTCATCTCCACCTTTGAAGAATTTTATTTCATTTGCAATAACTTTTCTTTGAACTTCCCCATTAAAGATATTATTATTTCCATCTACGAAAACAGTTCGTTCTCTACCTGCGAGTCTTCTTAAAAATTTATAAACGACATCATACTCACCCTCTTGAAATCCTAAATCTCTTAGGTGTTGTCCTACATTTATATCAATGAAGTCTCCGTCATTTTCAAAACTAACTTCATTTAATGATAAAACTTTTGTTACGATTAAATTACCATTGGTATCATAAACGTGTAGCATTACAAAATCATTTAGTGCGTCTCTACCGAAACTACTATAAACTTTAGAAGGTGCGAATAAATTATTTCGCTCTTGTTGTGTGAATGAATATTCTTGTGCCATTATGAGTCTTTACCTGGTGATTGGTCTTCAATATATGGAAATCCTAACTTCAACCATATTCTCTGACCTTCTGGTGTTCTATATAAATGATTTTCAATTAATTCATCGTACTGAAAATCTCGTAAATCTTTTTTTACTTTTTTATATCGTTTGCCACTTATTCCTGCGGCTTTTCTTTTTTTATTTAATCTAAATTCTTCCCAACCTTGTGCATTGTTTCCTTTTTTTCTATTCTCATCAAAAAATTGTAATAGTTTATTATTTAATAAGTCTGTTGATACTTCAGGTGTTAATTCTTCTGCAAAATATTCATTGACAAATTGTATTAATAAATCTCTCAACTCTAATGTAAATTCTATATCTTCTGTGGTAACTTCTGTTGTGTCTTCTTCTGTTGTATCTTCTGTAATTGGTTGAAAGTAATATGTAAATTGATTATCTATTTGGCCTGTGAAAAAGAATTGTTTGTTTTCTAAACGAACTTCTTCAAATGATTCTTCTAAAGAAACACCTGCTGTTTCACTTTCAAATGAAACTAATATCCCATCCTCATCTCGTAATGGTGAGTTTGCATTGACCGAACCAGATATCTGTTGTTTCTTTTTTAAATCTTCTATCTCATTTTGATATTCAATTGTATCACCATTTATAATATTATTATACAATCGTGATTTCTTTGCTGCGTCCGATGGTAAATAAGGCATTTTATCTCACCACTCTAAATTCATAGTTATCATCATAAAAGTTAATTTGCTCATCTGTTGTTCCACTGCCACTAACTACTTTAAGACAAAAACGATAATTCCTTTCTGCTTGTAATCCGTCCATTTGTATATTGAAGAAATTACTTGTTGAGTCACAACTAATTCTTGAACCACTACCAAATGGAATAATTACTTCTTCCGTTTCTGCGTCACGAACTGAATAGTATGCGGATGCGCTTGGTAAATATTTTACATCTAATTCTGCTGGTGTTGTTGCAAAAGCAGTTGTTGGGTATAATTCTCTACCAACTATTCTTAATTTTGTAATTGTTTTTTCTTTGTATTCGGTTCTTAAATTTTTAAAATAAACCTTTAGTCTTTCTAAGTCTGTTGATGTTAATGGTGACAAACTTCCTGTTGACCAAGAACTATCGTCCCACTCTACTTCTAACTTAGGTGGATAAATTGTATGTGTTTCTCTTGAGAAGTATTTTAAATTTCCTAATCTTGAACTATCACCCTCTTGTCCAGAATTATAATCAAAACTTGCTGTTGCGTGGTTGTTTCCATAAGAACCACTATCTTCTCTCTTAACAATAAACCCGTTGTTCGGGTAAATAGAACTTGAATAAATAAAGTTCTTCACCAAGTCTGTTACATCTGCTCTAACATCTTTCTTGTCAAATGTTAAATCGTATGACGCACTAACATTATATTCTTGACCAGAAGCATAACTTGCTGTAAACCAAGCACCACCCTCAGTCAATATTGAACCTGTTACCCACGGCGTTTTTGCCTCGTGGTCTCTGTATTGATAACTTACTCCGTCTGATGTTACTGGGTCGTGGTCAAGTTTTCCTGTTCCTTGTTTCCAACTACCACTAACCATATAAACGTGTAGTCTTTGTTCTGCCTCAACTTCTTCTGAAGTTGCGTCAAATAAATTTAAATAATATTTTGCTGTTGAAGGTATTTTTCCGTCTTGTATTGATTGTGAAATATATGCTAAATCAAAATCAATCAATACTCTTGATACATTACCTACGGTACCATTGTCGTTTACAACTTTATTAATTTCTAATATTTCGTCAAGTCCAGTATTAATGGAACCTGTTGTTCCACCTGAATAAATACTCGCATCTCTTTTTCCAAATTCAAAATAATGCATTATCTATCTCCCACTACTCTTCCCTCAATATCACTATTAGGGAATTTTAATTCAAATATACTTGGGTCCAATGAAGGATATATAATTCCTTCTTGTGATGCGGAATCTATATCATATACATTTCCACTATACCCATTCACAACCTTAAATTTATTCTCAATCAATATTAAATCTTTGTTTGGATTATTGACTTCTGGTGGAACAATAGATACTACTCCGTCCACTAATGAAATCTGATATGCTAAATCACTCAATACTATTGGTTGATTCATCTGCCACTTGTCTGGTGCAAAGAATTGTTTTACTTTTTGTATTGCTTTAAACAATACATCATTTTTGTTATATCCTCGTTTTACAATAATATTAAACTTAACACCAACATTTATAATGTATCCATCTTTGATATTAATAGCATCTGTTAAAATTCTATATTGTGAAAGATATATTTTTAAATTCTGTTTTACTGCTCTATTCAATGCCACTAAATTTTTATTAGCATCATATCCTAATAAATACATATTCAATGCTAATGGGTTTGGAATACCTTTACTCTTTCTCGTATCAACTATTTGTCCGTCAATGATTTGAAGTTGTCCTTGTAATTCTAATTGTTCATCTTGAACAATATAAGCTTTTGCGACATTACCATACTTTTGTGGTAATGAATAAGCCCTTGTAATGTAGTCTGCTTTTGTTACTGCTCTATTTTGTGCATTAAAGTATGCTGCAGCATTTTCTTTTATTTGTGTAAGAGTTTCTGTTGATGAACCACCAGAAGCTGGTCCTTCGTTCGTAATCTTTATACTTTGTTCAGATGTTTCTTTGGATGTTACATTTAATCCCTCAGTAGAAACCGTATAAATCTTTCTTGCAAAACCAGTTATACTATTACTTGCAACATTATGTTCTACTTTTCCACCATAATTATATTCTACGGTAAGTGTTGTATTACTTGGTGCTAATCCAAAGGTTTGTGTTTTCAAAAAGTTACTTGGGTCAAATGACTCATCTAATCTTGAAACACCACTTCCTAATGCCGAACCCACATTATCTGGATTTGGTATTATTTCTTCGTCTGCATTATCACTAATACCTGAACCGAATCTCAATTCCATTTTATTGTCATCACGAACATAAGTTGTGAATCGTCTTGATGATTTAATTAATTTTAATAAGTATGGTGCGTCTACTTCAAACTCACCTAAGTCAGGGTCATTTAATGTTGTATTTTGGTCTGATTCAAATACTGTGTCTTGTGCTAAAAATGGAACCTGATACCAAGTGTTTTGTGCACTATCCGTTACTGATATAATCTCTGTTACTTTATCATTTGATAAAACTATTTTATCAAATTCTTTTGCAGTGTTAAATGTAAATTCTTCCGACTCTCTTGTTCCTGATTTAGCTAATACTTTTTTAGTTAATCTGAAAAGTGTTGGTACATTTCCTGAACCAGGGTCTAATAATTCAACTTTCATTCTATCCAATGAACTTGATGCTTTAAAATTAACATCATCTAATAATGTAAATTCTGTTCCATTGTTTGATGTTGCCGTTGAGTTTGCACTCAATATACCTGCGTAATCTAAATCAGCTTGAAACTCTCCACCAACATTTTTAGCAGGAACCTCAACACTCACGGTCAATTGAACTGACGCTGGTGTTGCTAATTTTGGTTTATATCCATATGATTGAGCAATTGCCAATACATTTTTTCTTTCTTCTGCATATTGTAATAATGTTTCTCTGAATTGATTATCAACATAGTAATTCAATACATCACCAACATACGATGCCATTTCAACAAACATCATTCCTGGTGATGCTTCATTAAAATCATTGTATTGATTTGGAAAGTATGATTTAGCAAACTCAATTAAATTTGCTCTTATGTCGGTAAAATCTCTACCGAGATAATTTATCTCTTTACTAATTAACTTTTTATTTGTACCGTAATCTGGCATTCTTATTCTCCAATTCTAAAATCAAAATTTAATACTTCAATTGTGTCGGGGTTTAATGGAACCGAATATTCAATTGAAACATTAAGTGTATTGTTTTCTTGTATAGTGAAAACATCATTGATATTAATGTATGCTAAGTGTTTATCAACTGCTGAGCGAATAGCTTCATCAACCCTATTTGGAATATCTGGTCCTTGTTCAAACACAATACTCTTTAATTGAGAACCAAATTCTGGTTGAAATATTCTTTCGCCTGGTGTGGTTAATAACAAGTTTCGTAAGTTTGCTTTAGATTGTTGTAATACAGTTTTTGTCTTGTAGAAAAATCCCTCTGGACTATGGTCCAATGGAAACTCTATTCCGACATACTTGTCTTCATTTCTATCTATCTCTCTTACACTTCTTGCCATTATTTATTAAGGTCTAAAACCACCTTCTCCTTTTTTCTTCTTATCAATCGCTTTCATCAATCCAGAATAGTCACGAGTTAAAGCATCTACAACTCCCTCAGGAACTGCGTCTACACTTGTACCAGCTTTCTTGATTGTATCTACGGCTGCCATTTCTCGTGCCATTTCGTCATTACCACCTCTACCTAAATCTCCATAACCCAATACTTCAGCCATATTGTTTGAACCTAAAACACCACCGCCCAATGATGGATACTCGTCAGTTTGACCTGATGAACCCAATGGGTTGGTATTGTTTAGCACTTCATTCAATGCTGGATTTTTTGAATATTGTTTCTTTTTAGTTATTCGTTTTTTTACTTTTGGTTTAGGTTTAGAAATAACTTCTGATAAGTTGATTTCTTTTTCTTCATTAATAAATATCTCGGTCATCTGTTTTTTAACTTCTTTACGGACAACTAATTCGATTATTTTTACTAAGTCATTTTTCTTCATTACTACTCCTATTCTACATTTACTTTTTTACTTAGATAAGTTTTACCACTTTTAATTTTATTTAATTCTACATTTTCTTCAGTCAGTTCTGCTATCTTTATTGTATTTGGAACTGGTCTGGCTAATTGAACACCTATCTCTGCTTGATTAGCACTTATCTGCATACCTAAAATTATATCCATCGCTTTAACAAAATCTACATTACCCAATACTGCCGGAACAAGTGAATCTGAACCAATGTCTATTTTTGAAGAATTGATTTTAACTTGTTCTGAAGAATTAATCTTAATATTATTTTTATCAATAAAGATGTCAGTTGTATCCACATTTAAAAACGAGCCACTTACATTAACTTCATTTTCTGCGAAAGCAAAAATATCTTTATTGGCACTCATTGAAATTGTGTCTGAATCAATATTAACTAAATTATCTTCATTTACTGACAATAAGTTGATAGTTGATTTTCCATTTTCTATTCTTATAAGTGATGAGTCCTCTACACCCTCATTTTGTAAACTTGTCAAATTTATATAATTACCAAAGCGTCCTTGTATAATTGTATCACCCTCATTTCCTATTTCTTTTCTTGGTGAAATGTCTTTAAAATATGTTCCCTGCTTTGTTTCCTTTGATGAATCATTGTTTAATAAAAAACTCCCATCCCCTCTTTGAAGTTTGTTAGTAGAAACTTCGTTTAACGCACTCGGGTGATTTGGTGCTTCATTATAATTAACGCTCAAAATATCATTAGGAACTCTACTTAAATAATATCGTTTAGTAATTTCATTACCATAGTGAAGTCCAAACCATATTTCGCCAACAATTGGATATTGAATGATGTTTGAATTTAAAGGTAAGTATGTTTGTAATACATCGGCGTCTTTACCTTGCTCACTATAAATATTTCTTCCTATTACTTGTCCTGGTATTAATGAATTTTTACCAGAACGAGCAATATCCATAATTTCAAATGGTTCTATTTGAAAGAATTTATCGTCTGATTTAATTTGGTCTAATATTACAAAAAGTTCAGTTCTTGTAATTAGGTCTGTTCCATCTTTATCAACACCATTGATTGATAACTCGGTATCATTCCATGCCATTTAATTTTCCTTTTTAATACTTGACTCTATTTCGTCTTTTTTGATTTGTAACTCTTGAACATCTGTTTCTATTGCGTTCATTAATTGTGCTTTCTCATCTTCTGATAGACCGAACTCACCTTCATCGGCTGATATTCTTTTTTCGGCTGCTGTAATTCTTTGAACGATTGTAGCTAACTTGACAAGTTGTTCATCGTTCTTTACATTGATTTCTAAGTATTCTTTCAACATAGGTATAATTTGAATGGCAGTATCCCCGTCTTTGATAAACCCTACCACCTCTTTCATTAGAACTTCTAATTGTTTTTTATTGGTATGAGAATTATCATAGATGTCTTTAAATACATCACCGAGTGTTTTGCCTTTGAATATTTCGTAGTCTGTTGCCATAATTTTGCCTGTAATTTATCTAATAATAAATAGTAAGATGTCAAAAAATAGGGATATATATTTATATACTCGTTGATTTTTTCCATATTTCCATATAGTTATTATACGACTACGGAATTATGTGGTCTTTTTAGATTAATAAAAGGGGGAAACGAATATGAAAAATACTATGGCTATGATAATAGATGTAGTGGCAGGTCTTAAAGATGTGCTATTATCTGTTATTGGTCTTGGGGTTCTCGTTCAATTGATTTTTGTTGGCGGGTTCTTCGGTATGGACATTATTGGTAATCTGATTAGTTTAGTGAATTTATTTGCAACAAGTGGATTCGCTGGATTTATATCACTA